AAGAGTTAAAACTAAGCTTAAATGGAAAGACTTAAATCCGTACGAAAGTCCTTTATTTATTCCAAAATAAATAAAGACTAAAATTTTTCAAAAACTGTTTTTATTCATAGGAATACCTTGCTCTATTGAAATATATACTTTATACTTTTACCACTAGGATTAATTAATTTATACAGGCCGATCTAGCGGATTCACGTAGTAAAACTGTGTAACAAATGACTACGGAGGTCAAAACAAAATGGGAAATACAACTTTTTCAGGTCCTATTAGATCCCAAAATGGAACTAAACTTATTAGTAAAAATTCCACTACAGGATTAATACAGGATAGAACAATTGCCGATTCAGGTGTAAGAGATGCAAGACGTTTCTTCTTAGAAGAATGGTTTTTACAAAGACCAGGTATCAATGCTAATATTGATCAGGTATCAACAGTTGAAGTTCAAAGAGCTTTAAATAGAAACTGGGAAGCACTTGGAACTAATATGACTACTGCACTAGCTACTTTTAATACTACTTCAGCAGGAATATTATTAACAACTGCAACAGCAGATCAAGATCAAGCAATTATTACTCCACATCTTGATACAGCAGCAACTGCATGGGCAGGATGTTTATGGGGAACAGAAAATCAAGTTCACTTTGAAACATCAATCAATACTACAGCGATTGACAATCAAAAAGTTTGGGCAGGATTAAAATTAACTAATGATCATTTAGTTGCAACAGATGACGATCAAGCTTATTTTAAGTTTCAAACTGATGCAACAAACTCAGAAGCTTTCACTGATTTTACAAAATTACATTTTGTACATTCTGTTGGTGGTACTGATTTTATTAGTCAACTACCTATTACAGTAGCAGCGAACACTATTTACAATTTAAAAATCACTATTGATTCAAATAGAAAAGCGTCCATTTTTGTGGATGGAGTTCAGTATAATGTTACAGGCACTTCTGGTTCAACCGGTGGTACTGCGGTAACTACAGGTACAACACCTTCAGGAGCTTTAGATGATGACATTGATTTAATTCCTTATGTAGGACTTGAAAATGGTGCAGCAGCAGCAGAAGCAATTGGTGTTCATTATGTTTGTATGAGTAGAACAATTAACGAATAATAAATAAATAGAAGTGGGGCTTCGGCCCCACTTGTTTCTTGATTAAGGAGGGAAACAAATGGCAGATACAGTAACAGGACCAACAATCCTACAACAAAACGATCAACGGGTCGTAATTAAAATAGTAAATGAATCTGATGGTGATGGTGGTACAACAGTTTTTGGTGATGTATCAGCACTAGCTGCGAATAGTGTTACAGGTGAAGCTGTAGCTCATTTAAATTTACTTAGAGTTTGGTTTTCATGTCAAGGTGGAGATGGGGGAGACTCTTTTGCACGTTTGGATGAAGAAGATGATGATGGAGATATTCCAGTAATAGGCTTAACAGGAACAGGCTATTGGGATTTTAGAGAATTTGGTGGAATACCCGCTGATAAATCTAGTAATACTAATGAGAGTGATGTTAATCTTGTAGTACCTGGTGCAGCTGATTCAGGAAATATGTATACAATTATAGCTGAATTTAAAAAGTTATATTAAGGAGGCTAGATGGCTACATCAGGCACAACTACTTTTGATCTTGATATTGATGAAATAATTCAAGAAGCATACGAGAGATGTGGAATTAGTTTACGAACAGGCTATAGTTTAAAAAGTGCAAGAAGATCTTTAAATATTTTATTTTCTGAATGGGGAAATAGAGGAATTCATTTATGGAAAGTAGATTTAGCTTCAGTACCTTTGGTAGAAGGCCAAGCTGAATATAATGCTACTACAGATAGTACAAATTTCCCAACAGGAGTTAATCAAGTTTTAGAAGCTTATGTTAGAAATAATACAACTAGTACAACACCTATAGATACTTCATTAAGTAAAATAGATAGATCAACATATGCTTCTCTTGCAACTAAATTATCTAAAGGAACACCTAGTCAATATTACGTAGAAAGAACTACTTCACCAAGTATTTTTTTATATCAAACACCCAGTAGTAGTTTTTCAGGGTCAACTCATTTATTAAAATTTTATTATTTAAAAAGAATAGAAGATGCCGGGACTGCTTATACAAATGAAACAGATGTAGTTTTTCGTTTTATACCTTGTATGATTTCAGGTCTTGCATATTATTTAAGTATGAAAATAGCTCCTGATAGAATTCAAATTTTAAAACCTTTATACGAAGAAGAATTACAAAGAGCATTAAATGAAGATTCTACAGCAACAAGTCTTTATATTAGTCCAAGGAACTATAGCTTTAAGTAATGGGTAATTTTGCAAAAGGTAAACATGCACTAGCTATATCAGATAGAAGTGGTTTTGCATTTCCTTATAGAGAAATGTTAAGAGAATGGAATGGTTCTTTTGTACACAAAACAGAATACGAAGCAAAGCAACCTCAATTAGAACCTAAAGTTCATTCTGGAGATCCACAAGCCTTACAAAATTCAAGACCAGATAGAGTAGAAACTATTGTTCCTGTTTTATTAAATAAAGATTCTTTTACAACAGGAAGTGCTAGCTCTTCAACAATAACAGTTACAGAAAATAATCATGGAAGATCAAGTAGTGATACAGTTCGTTTTAGAAATGTTTTAGGATTTGATGGTATCTTAGCAAGCAATTTAAATAAAGCTGTAGGATATACAATAACTAAAGTAGATGATGATAGTTATACTTTTAGTGTAGATACAAACACAGCAACAACAGGAAATATAAAAGGAGGAGGCGGAGATGCATCAGCAGGTCCGGCAACAATCACAGCATGACAATGGATCTCAGTACATTAAGAACAAATATTAGAAATTATTCAGAGACAGATAGTAATGTTTTAACAGACACAGTTTTAAATGTTATTATTAAAAATGTAGAAAATAGAATATTTAGATCAGTAGATTCTGATGACACTAAATTTTATGCTACCTCAGATTTAACTATTGGTAATAGATTTGTTACTATTCCAAATGATGCTAGAATTATAAGATATGTTCAATTAACTAATCCTACAACTTCAGATCAATTTTTCTTAGAACAGGTAGATGCTTCTTTTTTAGCTGAATATTTTCCAGANCCTGATAATACAGATGATAATGCAACTCCTAAATATTATGCTCATTGGGATTCAGATAATTGGGTAGTAGCTCCNACTCCAGATGTNGCTTATGNAGTNACTTTNGCNTANATNAAACAACCNGATACTATTACAACTTCAAATTCAANCACTACTTATATATCAAATAATTTTCAAGATTTACTTATTAATGGTTGTATGGTAGAAACTCTAAAGTACTTGAAAGGACCCGATAATATGTTACAACTGTATGAGGGTGCTTATCAAGAAGGACTTCAAACGTTTGCGGCAGAACAACAAGGCCGAAGACGCAGAGACGAATACACAAGTGGTGTTGTTCGTATAGACATACAATCACCACAACCAAAAATAAAATAAAAGGAGACTAAAAATGGCTAATATAATACCAGATGCATTTAAATCAGAACTCTTATCTGGAACACACAATTTTGCTAACGGTGGCAATAGTTTTAAAATAGCTTTGTACACTGACATCTCTGGCTTTTCAACAAGTAGTACTGCTTATAGTTCTACTAACGAAGTTTCTTCTACCGATACTAGTTATACGGCAACAGGACAAGCTTTAGGAAGTCAGGCTGTTGCTGTTGCAAGTAATGTAGCTCATGTTGATTTTGCAGACGAAGTTTTTTCATCTGTAACATTATCAGCAGTAGGTGCTATTATTTACAACGATACAAACTCAGATAAATTAGTTGTTGTTCTAGATTTTGGAGGAACTAAAACTGCTACTAACGGAGATTTTACAATTCAATTTCCTGCAGCGGGTGCATCATCATCTATAATAAGGATTGCATAATAAAATATGGCTTTAGTACTAAATGATAGAGTCAAAGAGACTACAACTACTACAGGCACAGGAGCCGTTGCTCTTGATGGTGCTGTTAGTAAATTTGAAACTTTTGCAGCTGGAATAGGAAACTCTAATACTACTTACTATGCTATAGTTCATAGAACTGCAGCTGAATTTGAAATTGGATTAGGAACCTTAGATGCTGATAGCTCTGATCTTACACGTACCACGATTATATCTAGTTCTAATAGTGATAGTGCTGTTGATTTTGCAGCAGGTACAAAAGATGTTTTTTGTACAATCCCTGCTAGTAAACTAGTTTTTGAAGATGCTAGTTCTAATGTAAATCTACCTAATGATTTAGTTTTAGGATCAGATTCAGCAGTTCTAAAATTTGGTGCAGATTCAGATACAACTTTAACACATACAGATGGAACAGGTTTAACTTTAAATAGCACAAACAAATTACTTTTTAGAGATACAGGTCTTTATATTAATTCATCAACAGATGGACAATTAGATATTGTAGCTGATTCAGAAATACAAATAGCAGCTACAACAATAGATATTAACGGTGCAGTTGCTTTAAATGGTGCTATTACAGGTGCTACTAATATTACTTTAACAGGCGAACTAGATGCAGCAACATTAGATATTTCTGGAAATGCAGATATTGATGGAACACTAGAAGCTGATGCTATAACAGTAAATGGTACGGCTTTAGCTACAGTTATTGCAGGTACAACAATTACAGACGCAACTAACGCAACTAACGCAGCTCATGTTTTAGTTACTGACAATGAAAATACAAATGAAGAAAACCTAATTGCTTTTGTCGAGGGTGCTACATCAAGCACAGGCAATGTTGGTTTAGAAATGGATGGTAACTTTGCTTATAATCCAAGCACAGGAACAGTTAGTTCCACAATTTTTAAAGGTAATATTGATGCTGTAGATGGAGACTTTGACGGAACATTAGAAGCAGATGCTATGACTTTAAATGGTACTGCAATCACAGCAACAGCAACTTTAGCTACAGGTATATCAAATAATAATGTACCTAAATTTACAAGTGGTGTAGCTGATGATGACTTTTTAAGAGTTAATGGTACAGCTATAGAAGGTAGAAGTGCAAGTGAAGTTTTATCAGATATAGGTGCATCTGCTGCTGCAGGTAGTTCAAGTATAGTTACAACCGGTGCATTAGACACAGGGTCTATAACTGCAGGATTTGGAAATATAGATAATGGAGCATCGAATATAACTTCAGGTGGTTTATTAAAATTAGATGTTGATTCAGATGCAGATGATTTAACAGGAGATTCTGCAACAGGAAGATTAACTATTGGTGCAGGTGAAGATTTAAATTTATATCATGGTGGTACTAACTCTTATATTGTTAATGATACAGGAGATTTAATTATAGATACTGCAGGAGATATTAAATTAGATGCTGCAGGTAATGACTTTAAATTTTTAGCAAGTGGTACTGAAGTATTTAATATTACTAATAGTTCAAGTGATGTCATAATTAAACCTGTCGTTGATGCAAAAGATTTAATCTTTCAACAAAGAGATGGCACAGAAGTTATGAGAATTGAAGATGGTGCTTATGCTTCTTTTGCTGCAGCAGCAGTAAACCCTGAAGCAACACTAACAGATGGTGCAACTGTATCATGGAATGGCTTAACTTCCCCTGTTGCAAAAGTAACATTAGGTGGCAACAGAACACTAGCTGCTGCATCAGGAGTTATTACAGGACAGTTTCTTTCAATACTATTTATACAAGATGGAACAGGTTCAAGAACAATTACCTTTAATGCTGCATATGAGCATACAGGAGATGTTGCACCTGTATTAACAACAACTGCTGCTAAAGGCGACTTATTTGTATATAGATACAATGGTTCTAAGTTTTTAGAAGTAGGAAGAAATTTAAATTTAACTTTATCATAGGAGTAATATGTTTGCACAAGTAGAATCAGGAAGTATAACAAGTTTCCCAAAAGGAAACAAAGGAATACAAATAGGGGATAATAATTATCCAAGAACTATTTATAGTTTATGGACAGAGGCAGAAAGAAATGCCATTGGTATATATACTGTAGAGATAGATGAAACAAATAGAAAAGATGAAACATTCTATATTAATACAGATATCACTTATGCGTTTGGTAGTGGTAAAGTAACAGGTAGTTACGGAACAGCAACTGCTAAAGCTATTGCAGATGTGGATGCAGTTGATGAAGATGGTAATAAATTAAAAGATGATGATGGAAATCAAATTGTTATCAAAGGATT